TTGTAGAAGGAGCTGTTCTATTTGGAGCAGAAGTAATTCAACCTAACGCAGCATTACAATTAGTAGGAGCTTAATTAGAAAAGGAGTGAGAATATGCAATTCTTTACAAAACAAGAGTTCACAACAAAATATAGTGAATATGCTGATTTGAATATCCCTGATTGGTATATAGAAGCAGCAAGTGAGATGATATTCTCACATATAGGAACAAGATTTCAAGATAGTAGTTGGGATGATACAACAGTCCCTTCTGCTATTAAAAATGCAAGTATGGAACAATTAAGATTTCTAATAGAACATGATATACCTTTTGTTGATAGTAATAAGATGAAACAAGGTGGAATGGTTGAAGTTGATCTAAATAGCGACATTTCAACTTTGGCACAAAGAATGTTAGGAAATGCTGGATATTTATATCGAGGAAATCCAATAAATGCAAATATGGGTATAACAATACCTTTTGGAGATTAACAATGATTTTAATGAATACACAAAAAGCAACATTAATAAAAAGGAATAGACTTAATTCAGGAGTATTTGATGATGAAGATATGCAAATATCTACAATAAAAGTAGTTCCATATACAGTTGATATAGCTGTAAGATTTGGAGCTTATACAATACCTGAAGCAACAGGATATTTTCAAGTTGGTAGAAGTGTTGATATAAAAGAAGGCGATCAAATACAATTTGTTGGAAAGTTTCTTAACACTGATTTAGACTTAACAAAAAGAACATTAAGTGTAATAAAAGTAGAAGATGCGTGGTTATTTAATAGAGTTGAATATAAATGGGTAGCAGTGAAATAACATATACTATCAACCTTAATAAAAACACATTTTATAAAATAGAAACATTGCCAGGCAAAATATTATATGCAATGGCAAGTGCAACATTATCAACAGCAATGCCTACAATTCCAAGAGATACAGGAAAATTAAGACAAGAAACTTCTGCTTATGGAGTAAAGCAACATGATAAAGAAGATTTCTCAATTTCAAGTGAAAATTGTAATTATGCTAAATATGTTGTTAAAATGCCTGACTCTACAAGATGGACTACACCAGGAACACATGGTCAATGGTGGTATAGAACAATAAAGAGAATGGATAAAATCATATTAAGCAATGCTGTTAATCAAAATAAGTTGGGGTGATTAAATGACTACACAAGAAATAGAAAGAAAGCAATTAGTTTTAATTCAATTTCTACAAAATACAATTAATGATAATAGTTGGAAGTTTAAAGCTGAATATTCTACAAATGATGATGATAAAAAAGTCATAGTAGTTCAAGAACAAACAGGAGAAAAAGTAGTGTTCTATGGAAATATAACACCATTATATAACTATTATTTAATAGATATATTTGGAACATCCATAAGAGAAGCAAAAAACATGTCATTATTATTAGGTTATTTAATAGGAACAAATAATACAATTACTTACACTTTCACACAAAATAATGAAGAAATAACTGAAAAATGGCAAATAATAATAAAACAATTTAGTAATTTCCAACCAATAGAATATCAAGATATAAGAAGAGTTGGATATACAGGAACAATGCAATGTATTGTTAATAAAATAAGTTAGGAGGGAAATTATGGCAGAAGTATATATTCCAAATAGAGATTTGATTAAAAACCTTAAATGGAATACAGGAACAACATCAAATCCTACATACACAAATGTATGCACTACAAGTGAAGTAGGAATTGATATAGACCTAGAAACAAAAGACTGGTATACATTTTGTGATGCCTTACAAAGAAGATTAGTAACAGGTGGATCAGTAACATTATCAGGAACAATAAAATTAGATGTAAATAATGCTGCTGAAATGGATATGTTAGGAACAATTCACACAATGATAGCAAATGGAACAATAGCACAATTCAATAATAAATCAATTCAATTTGACTTATTAAGTGCTTATACAAGTGATACTTTAACATATACAACATATACAGCAAATGTAAATGTTTCATTTAGTGATTTAGGTGGAGCAGCAGAAGATGAAGCTGAGTTCTCATTTGAAATGACATTAATTGGAACAGCAACAACAAGCTAATAAAAACTCTTAAAGAGTTAGGGGGTTAAACTCTTAACTCTTATTTTTTTTAAGGAGGTGAATAATTGTGGATGGTGGAGTAGTAACAATACACTTTAAAGCTGATACAAAAGATTTGGATGCAAAAACCAATAATTTGACTAACTCATTTGGAAGTTTAACAGGAGCGATAACACTAGGAAATGTAGCAGCAAAAGTAATAAGCAAAACATTTAGTGAATTAGCAAGTAATATGGATAGTGCTATTTCAAGATTTGATACATTAAAGAACTTTCCAAAAGTTATGCAAACACTTGGAGCAAGTGCAGAAGATAGCAAAGAAGCACTAAATACATTAAGTGATAATATAGATGGACTTCCAACAAGTTTAGATCAAGCAGCATTAGGAGTTCAAAGATTTCAAGCAAAAACAAAAGATATAAAGAAATCAACTGAATACTTTACAGCTATAAATGATGCAATTTTAGCAGGTGGAGCAAACTCTGCAACAGCAAGTGCTGCTATGGAACAATTTATTCAAATGTATTCAAAAGGTAAAGTTTCAGGTCAAGAATGGTTATCAGTTATGACAGCAATGCCAGGACAAATGCAACAAATTGCAGAAAGTTTTGGATATACTTCAACAGCAGTAGGTGGAGATTTCTATACAGCACTACAAGAAGGAACAATATCTATGGATCAATTCATGGATAAATTAGTAGAACTAGACAAAGTTGGTGGCGAGAATATAACTTCATTTAGAGATCAAGCATATACTGCAACAGGTGGTATAGGAACAGCACTAACAAATGTAAAAAACAGAATATCAAAAGGACTTGCTGAAATAATAGGAGCATTAGATGAAGCACTTGCAGAATATGGTGGTATAGCTGGAGTCATTAATAAATTTTCTACAAAAATAAAAGATGCTTTGGTAAGTGTTGCTAATTACTTAAAGACAGTTGATTTTAAAAGTTTGTTTAATACTATAAAAGCAATAGCACCAATTATATTGACACTTGCAGGATATATAATGTCAATTTCAAGTGCATTAAAGATATATAAAGGTGTTATGGCAGGAGTTCAAGTAGTTCAAGCATTATTAAACTCTACAATGTTTATGCCAATAGCAATAATAGGAGCTGTTATAGCAGCAATAGTTCTACTATATACAAAATGTGAATGGTTTAGAGATATGGTAAATGATATGATTTCTGCATTAAAACCATTGATACAAAGTGTATGGGATTTATTAAAACCAATGTTAGAAAACTTGATGATAACATTTAAAAAAGTTTGGAACTTGATAGAGCCAGGTGTAAAAGTAATAGCACAAGGTGTTTATAATTCAGTTATGACAACAATAAATGTATTAACAAAAATAATTAATACAATAACATGGGTAATAAATAAATTTAATGAAGCAAGAAGCAAAATATCAAACGCAACTTCAACAATAAGAGATGCTGTTGTAGGTGGATTTAATACTATGTTAGATAAAGTAAGAGGAATAGGAGCAAATATCATAGATGGTTTAATAGGTGGTATAACAGGTGGTGCTAATAAACTTTATAATAAATGTAAAGAAGTAGGTAATAGAGCACTTAATAAGATTAAGGAAACGCTAGGGATCCATTCGCCTTCAACTCAATTTGCAATGGTAGGAAAGTTCTCAATGTTAGGATTTGAAAAAGGTCTTATGGATATGCAACCTGAAATTGATAAAGCAATAAATAGTATGTTTACATTAAATCCAAGTTTAACAGGAACAATGAATAATTCATTAAGTCCAAATATAAATGTAGTAAACAATGTTAATTTAGAAACTGATCCATTAGGACAAGTAGTAAATAAAATAAAGACATATTCAGGTGGAGCTAAAAATGATTATAATTGGGGAACTGGTTTATGATAAAAGTATATATAAATAATGAAGAAGTATTATGTGATAAAAACATTGTAATAAAGAAGGAAATGCTTAATACTTCTTCTACAATATTAAATAATGTATATCCTAAAAGTTGGGAAACAGCACATGATTATACAACAAACTATTATTATCCATTAGATTATTCAAATTGTAAGATAACTGATATAAGAGAAACACCAGCAGAAGAAGGACAAACAATAGAAGGAACAAACTTCAATATAGATGTAGATTTATCAAAAGAATATTCATTTGATGAATTTAAAGGTAATACAACACAAGATGGAACACCAACACCTGATAGCCCTGTAAATGTTAATGTTGTTACAGGTGGGCAAGATATAGGTGTATGTGGAAAGAATTTATTGGAAATTACTCCTGTTACAAGTAGTGGCTACGCAAAAGGTCTTACAACAACATATAATAGTGAAACAGGAGAAATAGAATTTAGTGGAACAACTACCGGGAGTTATCCATGGTTAAGTGATACAACTATACCTACTATACCTATTGGAACACAATTAGTATTAAGCACAACAAATTCTAAAAATTATAAAATTTATGTTAGATTATATGATAGTAACAATACTTATGAGGAGATAGCAATTCGTGAAAACTCAACAAGTGGAACAAAAACAACAACAAAAAATGTAACTAGATTAGTTGTAATGCCAAATATAGCAAGTGGTGTAACAGTAAATGATAGTTTATATCTTCAATTAGAAAAAGGAAATCAAGCAACTGAATTTGAAGAATATAATGGAAATTCTTATGAAATAACTTTAAGCAAAAACTTATTCGATAAAACAACTGTTATTGATAGTAGATATATAGATAGTAGTGGGAATTTAGCAAGTAGTGGTAATTATTATGCAAGTGATTATATAAATGTAAATGGACTAGAATATGTAACTTTAACAGGTAATACATTTATTGAAGAAAGTCATGGAGCAAAATGTGCTTTTTATGATAGCAACCAAACATTCATATCATATAACAATATAAAAAAAGGATATAACAAATTTTCAGTTCCAAACAATGCTTATTATTATAGAACTTCAATAAGAAAAAGTGATGTAGATAAAATAGTAATTTTAGGAAGTAATGCAATAGAATTATGTAAAATAGGAGATTATCAAGATAGAATATATAAAGATAGTGGTAAATGGTATATAGAAAAGAAAATAGGTAAAATTGTTTTAGATGGTAGTGAAGGAAATTGGCAAAGTTGGTATAACACAGGAAATAACAATATAGGATTTTATAATTACTTGATTGATATAATTGCAAAAGGCAATAGTGAAACACAATTAAATGGGAATGCTTATTGCAATAAATTCAGTGAAGCACCAACAAGAGTAGAAATAGTAAATGGAACAGGAGAAAAGTTCAAAATATGTGGTGGAACAGGTAGAAGTTATTTAGCAATAAGTTTATCAAAAGACAAATTAAGTGATTGGAGTTCAGGAGCAAATGCAATAAATAGTTGTAAATCATGGTTAGCAAGTAATAATCCTATTGTTTATTACATTTTAGCAACACCAACAACAACTGAAATAACTGATACTGAATTAATAAGTCAGTTAGAAAGTATAGAGTTATTAGAAGGAACAAATAATATAAGTTCAAATGGTAATTTGCCTATAATAATGAATTTACATTATAACTATGTAACACATAGAATAGACACAATATTATTATTTAGTGGAATAGTTAAGAATACAGGTAACATTAGTTTAAATCCTAGAGAGCCACATTATACTTCTATTGAAGTATTAGGATATGAAACATTTTTAAGTGAAAGTGATACATTAGACTTTGTTATTGCTGATAAAACTATACAAGAAGCAATAGAAATGGTTATAGAAGCAGTTAGTAGTTATGGAATAGTTTTAGGAAATGTAAATATAAAAAATCCAAATGACATAATAGGAGCTTATTCATGTGAAGATAAAACAGCTTATGATGTATTGCAATACCTTGCAGAAATAAGTGAAGCAAGATGGAAAACAACAATAGTTGATGAAGATACAATACAAGTTGATTTCTATGATCCTGATTTAGAAAGTTCAAGTGCAACAATAGAATACACACAAAGATATTTTGCAAGTAATAACATAATAGATATGGAATACAATTATGGAACTAGAGATTATAGAAACAAACAAGTAATAAATTCAAATGCTGTTTATGCAGATATACTAACAACTGAAACTATTTATAGTGATGGATATAATACAAGTTATAATCTAGAAAATAGAGTAGGAACTATATCAAGTGTAACTATAAATGGAGTTGAAGCTACTTATGTAACAAGAGAAGAATATGATGCAGGATATTCAGGAGATTTAATATATGAATATGGCTCAAATACAATAACATTAGAAACATTACAAAGTGCTGCTACACCTATTGTTATAAATTATACAGCAATAGTAAAAGGTAGAGAAACAGTTACAAATGATACTGAAATATCAAGAATAAACTCACAATTAAATGTAAATGGAATAATATCAAGATATGAAGATAGAGATGATATTACTTCAAGTGATGAATTATTAAAGATAGCAAATACATATATGAAATATAAAGGATCAACTGAAATAACTTTAACTATACAAAATAGAGATAAAGATTTATTTGATATAGGACAAGTAGTTACATTTGATAATGCACCATTAGAAGAATTACAAACAACATATATAGTAAAAGCAAAAGAAATAGATTATATAGTAACAGCAAATTGCTTATTCTACACATATACACTGACAAGCAACTTTAATAGTGAAAATGCAATAAATTATTTCGATAATCAAAGAAATAAAAGAAATGGAAATATTGCGACAGGAAGTTTCATAGATAGAAATATAGATATGTTTTCAAGTGCTAATATTATATGGCAAAATGCTTCATTAGAAGAAGTTGAAGTAGTTGGAGATAATAGACTAAATTCTACATTGAATAGTCCATTTGTAGTATAGGAGGTAAATATGACACAAGAATATAAAGATTTAATGTTAGATTATTTAACAGGAAATATAAGTATTGAAACAGGTGATAATTTGCCTCAATACTCAAATGTTATAACTACAACAACAAACCTAGATACATATATATCAACATACATAAGTGATTATTCTATATTAGGTTATTTGAATTATACTGATAAATACTTGTTATATGGTAAATATACATTGAATAGTGTAGAATATGGATTTTTAGTAATAATAGATGAAACATTCCAACCAGTTCAATGTATAACTGAATTTGATAGTGGAACTAAATTATATCCATTTGAAATAATGCAATATGATGAAAACAATTACATTTTTGCTGTAACAGGAAATAAATTCATCATGTTAAATAATGTATTGCTAACTTCAAGTGATACTTATACTTGCAAATTAAGAAGAACTTATAACTTTCCTTCATCAGTTATTCCTTATGGAGATATAAATTATGAAGGTGATGGATCAAATCATAAAAGAAATGAAATGTTATTAAAATCAAAGAATGACTCACAATACTATATTTTAGGATATAGATACACAACGCAAGGTGGCACAACTTATTCTTTCTGTGTAACAACATTAAAAGTAAATGTAGGTAGTTCAAATGTATGGGGAAGTTATTTAATTAATAATAACTGGCTTCCAGGTTTAACAGCTTATATAGAAGAAGGAGCAAATCCTATATTAAAAATAGCAACATATAGTAATATGTTTAATGGCTCATTATATGATTTAGTATTAAAACAATATAGCTTAGATATAAGTGTAGAAACACCAAGTCTAGTATTAGAATATAGTCCTACAATATATACTGATGTAAATGCTGGATTTAGTGAATTACAATACATAGGAAGTAACAAATTATATTGTTCTATATTCTTTTATAGCAATAGCAATAGACATTTTGAAATATATGAATATAACTTTCCAGCAGAAGAAAAAACATTTTTAGGTGATTTAGAACTAGAAGATTTGAATGTAATTATTCCTACACCAGTATTTAGATTAAGATTTATAAATGGAATAGTTTTCTTTGGAGTTATATATGTAAATTATAACAATGGAAATACTTATAAATTTGCAACAGGTATTGTATATGCAACACCAAAATCAACATTCATGAAATATGTAGATGTAACACAAGGAACTTATGAAGAAATGTATTATAATCCATTATTTATAATTCAAAATTCATATAACTTATACAACCTTTCATTTTTAAAAGCTGATAATTCAAACACAACACAAGTAATATATAATGTAAACAATTATAATGGTGAGTCTTTTATTGATGTTAATTCATTAATGCCACATAGTATGGTGTTATCAAGTGCAGATAAAATAGAATTTGCAAGAAACTTATATAACATGAGAATAAATGCAAATACAATAAGTTCAATATTAGAAGTTCCAAATACTTATTTAAACAACACAACAATAATAAATGAAGATTTATACTCTTATAATAACAACATACTAGATCAACAAACTGAAACAATAAATACAAATATATTTGAAACTTTATATATAAATATCAATGATACTTGGAACATGATAAATAGAAATGATCCATTAGAGCCATTAACAAACAAAATAGGAGCAACTAGATTAGTTAATTCAACAGCAAGTCAACTAGATTATGACAATGCAAAAGCTGGAGTATTTAGAGTCATAACAAGTGGTGGATATTATGATAGATATATAAATGATGATGATATTAGTTATGAAGATGGAGTATATACATATAGTTTCAACTTTTATGGAAATCCAAGTATAACTCAAATACAAATACTTTCTTATGATAAAGAAACAATATATTGCACTTATGATGTAACAACACAAGCAGGAAAGATATATACATATACACAGGAAGTAACAATAGAATAGGAGGATAATATGGCACAAATAACTTATAATGATAAAACTGCTTTAAATACAAATCCAAATGTAGCAGAAGTAAACAAAGTAACTGATAGTAATATGAATGAAATTAAAAATACAGTTAATACAAATACACCAGTTGGAAGCATTTCCTTATTTGCAGGAACAACAGCTCCTAGTGGGTGGTTAATATGTGATGGTAGTGCTGTTTCAAGAACAACTTATGCTAATTTATTTAGTGTAATAGGAACAACTTATGGAACAGGTGATGGATCAACTACATTTAATATTCCTGATTTGCAAGGAAGAGTTCCAGTAGGATGTAAGTTTAGCGATTATTTATTTGATACTATTGGAGAAACAGGTGGAGAAAAGACACATACATTAACAATAGATGAAATGCCTAGTCATAACCACAATGGAGGTATTTTAACTAATAACACTGTTTCAGGTGGGGCAAGATACTACTTTAATACAGCAGGGACAACAAATGGAACAAATTTTTCAAATTCATTAAATATTAGTAATACAGGTGGAGGACAAGCACACAACAACTTACAACCATATATAGTAATGAATTATATAATTTCATATTAAGGGGGTGGATATATGGGAGCAACAATTATAAACACAATAATAGGTTTAATAATTGGAGCATTATTTACAGCACTTGTAAATAGAATAAAATTAGATATGCAAAAAGAAAAAGAACAAACAAGTGATATAGCATTATTAAAACAAGGTTTATGTTCTATGCAACGCAACACATTATTAAAAGAATGTGAGTTCTATTTATCGAAAAAAGAATGTCCTGATGATACTAAAAAAGTTTTATATGAAATGTATAAATCTTATTCAAGTTTAGGTGGCGATGGAATAATAACAACATTAGTAACTCAAACAATGGCATTGCCAGTAGTAAAGGAGAAAGCATGAAAAAAGCATGGGATGATCTAAAAAGTTTTTTAACAATAATGTTATTAGTATTATTGTTTGTAATAGTAATAGCAAATATATTTGGTAAAAGAATTGATGAAAACTTGTTAATTTTAACAACAAACTTAATCACTTCTGTATTTACATATTATTTTGCAAAAAAAGATAAAGGAGATGACAAAAATGGATAAAGAAATGATGGAAGAAATTATTGAAGATATAGTAATAGATGAAAAAAATCCAATGGAGCAAGAAGAAGAAGCACAAGAAGTTATAGAAGAAGGTGAGTAGAATGCCTACACCACATAAGTTTTATTTACAAGTAATAGGAAAAGCATTTGATGAAGATGGAGTCTATGGAGTTCAATGTGTTGATGGTTTCAAGGCATTTTGTAGATTAGTTCTTGGATGGAATATAGGCAAAATGTCTATATGTAGTCCAACAGGATATGCTACTTCTATATGGGATAACTTTGAAAGGTTAGGATTTAATAAGTATTTTGATAAAGTAGCTCCAAATCAAATGGTAGATGGAGATTGGGCGATTTGGCAAAAAGGATCAAGACCATGTCCTTATTCTCATGTAGCAATGTTTAGAAGAGATAATGGAAATGGAACTGGTGTATTTTTAGGACAAAATCAAAATGGAGCAAGAGCATTTAATCAAGTAAATATTTCTTATTCAGGATTAAGGGGAGCATTTAGACCTAAAATATATCACCAAGCAACAGGACATAAGAATTATGTAAACCTTCCACCACAATATGATAAATGGGCTTTCTATAATTTAAACTCTGCACCAGTTAAAAAGAACGCAATAGGAAACCTAAATCCTAAAAAGTTTGGTGGATTATCTTATTATATATATAGTTATAGAGATAATAGAACAACAGCAGAAATACAAACAATTCAATTTGGTAGAGTAAAAATATACATACATAACACACCAGCTACAATAACTTATGATAGATATCTTTACAAAAATGGAAATCATTAAGATATTAATATCATAAATAGGGTATATTCAAACAAAAGTATGAAAAAGGTATAATCTATCTATGAAATACAAATATTCGAATATAAGGCATTTATGATACTAAAAAGAAACTAGATTAATTTCTAGTTTTTTTATTTTAAAAAGTATGGTATAATATGCAACTTATAAAAAGGGGGTGATGAAAAAGTGTTGCAAGTAACATACCAAAAAAGAAATGGTGTTATATTCAAAAGATTAAGAGATACTACTCCACCATATAGAGTAGGGGAAGAAACAAGCATGGGTTGGAAAGTATTAAATATCGAATATGAATATAATAATAAGTTCTATCCTAGTTATGAATACTATAAGTTAATTGACAAACATAAGCAGAAGATCATAAGACATAATCAGCTGAAAAAGAAATGTAAAAAAGTTCTTATATCCTTATTAAATATAATAATAGGATTATTATTTATTAACCTTATTAATATATAAAATAAGGATATAAAATCATTTTTTTATTGGTAAAAAAGTTGCAATGTGTAAAGTTGATAAATTTTTTTAGAAAATTAAAAAAAGATGTTTACTTTTAAAATAGTAGTAGTATAATAATAATTGTAAGGGATAGAAAAACAACTAAATAATTATGTTGTGAGAAGTTAACATAATATCAAAAATCACAAGTTAAGCACTCACAACAAAAAGTTGTGGGTGTTTTTTTAATACCTGGAAAGGAGTTAAAAATGAGAAAAAAATTATATCCTGGACTACTTGCAGAATTAGCAAGACATGGAGAAACCTATGAGCAATTAGGAAAAGCAATAGGAATATCAAGATATGCAGTATGTTGCAAGATGACAGGAAAAACTGAATGGACTATTGGAGAAATAGAAAAGATTTGTAAACACTTTGATAAAGACTATTACACATTATTCAAATAAGAAAAGGAGAAAAAAGGGAAATGGAAGATAAAAAAATGATGGAGATTTTAAATAATAATTATAAGAAAGCAAGAATGGAAAACATTAAGAAAGCTAAAAAAGAAGAAAAAAGAAGAAATGCAAAAGAGAGTGTGTTCTTTATAACATTATTCTTTTACAGCATGGTAGTTGGAATATTAGCATTATTAGGATCACAAACAACTACATTAACAGGAGTATTAACTTATTTAATCACATTTATAATTACAACAATTCTTATGAGTGTTTCAACTTATAAATTATTTAGATACTAGGAGGGATCAATGGCACAAAAAAGAATGTTTAACAAAGTTATAACAAATGATGATAACTTTTTAGAAATGCCATGTAGTTCACAAGTTCTATACTTCCACTTATCAATGAATGCTGATGATGATGGATTTGTAAATAATTGGAAATCAATAATGAGAATAACAGGAACAAAAGAAGATGATTTAAAAGTATTAATAGCAAAACAATACATAATTCCATTTGATAGTGGAGTAATTGTAATAAGACATTGGAGATTAAATAACTACTTGCAGAAGGATAGAATTATACCTACACAATACCAGGAAGAACTCAAACAATTACAGCTAAATAATAACAATGTATACAACATGTATACAAAGTGTATACACAGTATAGATAAGAATAGTATAGATAAGAATAGTATAGATATATATGGCGAGTTTCAAAATGTGAAATTATCAAAAGAAGAATACCATAAATTAGAACAAGCTAATTTACTTCCATATATAGAAAAATTATCAAGTTATATGGCAAGTAAAAATAAAAAGTATAAATCACATTATGCAACTATTCTAAATTGGAGTAGAAAAGATAGAGCAAATACTCCTGAATGGTTTGATAAAGAACAAAATACACAAGAACTTACAAAAGAAGAATTAAAAAGTATGGAGTGGTTAGATGAGTAAAAAAGATAGGTTTAAAGATGACTCTAAATTGAGTGAAATAAGAAGTCAGTATAAATACAAATGCAAATGTAGTCATACTTTCACAATATATCCAATGGAACATATTGAATATAAGTTATGCAATTATTGTGGAAGAAGAGTTTATACTGATCCAATAAAACAAAAAGAATGGGAAAGAAAGGAAAGTTTTAAAGCAAAATTAAAGGTGTTGTTATGAATAAATTAAGTGAAAATGATTATAGGATACTACAAAGAATTAGCAATAAAAGAAGTATAAAAATAGATATTAAAGATATAGACAATGAATACTGGATATCAACTGATGAATTATTAAATCTAATATGTGAATTAGATGACAATGTAGATGCAGAACAAGAAAGATATAAAGATTTATACCAGGATATGCAAGATAACTATAAACCAATACCAATGGAGCAACAACTATGATAAGGAAGTTTATAGAAGCTATATCAAGTCAAATAGAAAATGATAAATTAACAAAAGAATTAGAAAAAGCAAATAAGATAAATGATCAACTGTTAGCAAGGTGTGAAGTGCTATCAAATGACAATAGAAAAATGTATGTAAAAACAAAACAAATGGAGAAAAAAATAAGGGAGATGAAAAACAATGGAAGAAAATAAAAAAATAACATTTGAAGATATTAAAAAAGCAAATGAAGAAATAGGAACAACAAACATAAAAGGAAAGGAATATGCAGAAGTAAATCAAAGAATAAAAGCATTTAGAATGGTATATCCAACAGGAATGATAAGAACTGAAATGGTAAGCAATGAAAATGGTGTATGTGTATTTAGAGCTTATGTATATGATGAAGAAAATAAATTATTATCAACAGGAACAGCTTATGAAAAAGAAAACTCAACATTCATAAATAAAACAAGTTATATAGAAAATTGTGAAACTTCTGCATTAGGAAGAGCATTAGGAATAGCTGGATTTGGAATAGATACAAGTGTAGCAAGTGCAGAAGAAGTGCAAAATGCAATAAATAATCAAAATGATGACAAACTAGAACTAATGAATAAAATGAATAAGTTAGAAGTTGAAACTGAAACAAATCATGAAGATATGTTGCAATATTATGGAGTAGAAAGTAACAACCAAATGAGTGTAGCACAATTAAAAGATTGTATTAAAAAATTAGAAAAGAAAGCGAGTAAATAGATATGTTAAACCAAATAATTATAGTAGGAAGATTATCAAAAGGAATTGAATTAAAAAAAGAAAATGATATGCAAGTAGCAAATATAACTCTTGCATGTCCTAGATCATTTAAAAATGCAGAGGGGCAATATGATACTGACTTTATAGATATAGTGTTATATGGTGAAGTAGCAAAAAACACAAATGAATATTATAAAAAGGGCGATGTTATAGGGGTTAAAGGTAGAATACAAACAAGAATGGTAGAAGATAAAAAAATACAAGAATTAATTGCTGAAAAAATAACATTCTTATCAAGCAAAAAAGAAGGAGAAGAATAATATGTTTGAATGCCAAAATTGTGAAGCAACATTTGATATACCTGAAGAAATAGACAATGAATTAGTATGTCCTTATTGTAAATCAAGCGACATTATAGGAGAAGATATAGAAGAAAATGAAAGTGAGTAGATTGCTAGTAACAGGGGTTAAGGAAATGAATAGTAAATATGGTGGCAAGTTCTATTATGTATATTTCAAAGAATATGACACAGGAAAGACATATAGAACTTGTCTATCTCCTAGTTATAGGAACTACAAAAACTGGTTAAGTTTAATGAATAATTATAATGACAAAATAGTAGAAGTTGAAAATGTAAGAGTTAATTCAAAAGGATTAATAGATGCAGATGCAATGCCAAAAATAATAATAAGTGAAAGAGAGAAAAGTTATGAATAGAACAATACTGACAGGAAGATGTGTTGCAAATATGGAATTAGTAGGAAGAGAAAGAAATGTAGGAAAAGTAAGTATAGCAGTAAATGGATTTAATAAAGAAGATACAAACTTTATACCAATAACATGTTTTGGAAAGACAGCCGAAAATGGAGCAAAGTATATCTATAAAGGAATGTTAATAGCAGTAGAAGGAAGAATATCACAAAATAGTTATGAAAAAGATGGAACAAAATACAATTCTATTGAAGTAATTGCTGATAGGATAGAATACCTAGACAAGATTAAACATGAAGTAAATGATATAAAAGAAGCTGATTTAAAGACAATTACGCAAAGTGATATACAACTAGACCTAGATGCTAATTTGCCTTTTTAAGAGGTGTTTATGCAAGAAGTAAGTAAAGAATACATAAAGAAACAAAAAACAGGATTTGTATTTTATATATATAATCCATTAACAAAACAATTAAAACAAGAAACATTAAATAGTAAGAGTATAGTATTTTCTCCATATTGTTATGAAGGACTAACATTTTACATAAAGTAGGTGGTTAAATGGATGAAGTTGATTTCTATTTAGAGGATTTAAAAAGCAAGTTCAGGAAATTAAAAAATGTAGGTGGATATAGTAAATATTATTTGTCATATAGTGGTGGAAAAGATAGTCATTTATTATATTGGTTTATTAAAGAATATAGTTTTCCAGAGTTTAAAGATATTGAAATAGTAGGGATCAATACATACATGGAACACCATGAAATACTAAATAGAATATTAAAAAATAGTGATTTGGTATTAATACCAAAAATGAAACCATTTGAGATAAAAAGAAAATATGGTAGTCCTTGTTTCAGTAAAATACAAGATGATTTCATAGACAGATACCAAAGAGGAAGTAGAAGTAAATCTTTAATGGAACGTATATATTCTAGACAATTCGTAGGAAAAGACGAAAAAATCCACAAATCTTCTCTTTCGTTAAATAAACAAGCAAGAGAATTATTGTTAAATGGAAAACTACATAAAATTAGTCCTAAATGTTGCTATTATTTAAAAAAGAAAACTGCAAAAGATTATGAAAAAGCAAGTGGGAGAAAAGCAATATTAGGTGTAAGAGGAAATGAAGGAGCAATGAGAAAAACACAATACAAAAGCTGTTTTACAAAAGATAGAAAGTTTACTCCACTATGGGATTTAAGTGATGATCTAATGAAAGATATTTATAAAAAATACAATATAGAAATACCTAGTGTATATCAACATATAGAAAGAACAGGTTGTATGGGATGCCCTTATGGAAGTTATAGGGGAGATACTGAAAAAGAATTAGCATTATTAAATGATAATCAAAGAAAGTTTGTTATGGAATATTTTAAAGAAAGTTATGAAGTGTTAGGAATACATAGTCAAACAACAATATTTGATTTTATAGGAGAATAATATGGATTTATACAATGATTTACAACAAAAAATAAAAGAACTAAATATATCAATAAAAAAATTAAGAGAAACAGGAACTGAATATGCAGAAGCTGAAAGAGATTACAAAATAACATTAAGGCAAGAAGCATTAAAATTAAGAGCTGAAAAAGGAATGCCTGTAACATTAATTCAACAAGTAGTATATGGAGTTCCAGAAGTTGCTGAAAAAAGATTTGTAAGAGATGTTAAGGAAGCAGTATATAAGGCAAATATAGAAGCTATAAATGTGTTTAAATTGCAAATAAGAATAATAGAAAGTCAGTTACAAAGAGAATATGGGAATATGTCTAATGGGTAAAGAATATTGCATAATGCCTGATAATCCACCATATTGGAGAAATTATAGATTTTATGGAAGTGAAAGGCATGAAGTTTTTGAAGGTAGAACAGGAAATAGAGATAAATCGATTGAAGATGGATTAGTTATATTTACTACTCCTGAATTGCATAGAACAGGGAAGCATTCAATACATTTAGATCCTACAAATGAAGTATGGGTTGAAATGAAGAAAACAGCTGAAAAGGTTTGGTTGGAAACATACAATAAGACAATAGAAGATTTCAGGAAGAGATATTTTAAGAACTATCTTTAAGGAGAATATTATGGGTGTAGATATAGAGTTAGAAACTAATGATATAAAAGAAATATGTAAGTTCCTAGAATACGCATTAGAACAATATAAAAAAGCACCAAAGAAAAAAGGTTGGAATGAAACAACATACAATGAAATGAGAATAAGACAGCTGCAACAAAAACTGAAAAACAACAAAAAATATATAGATCATGAAAGAATAGTAAAGGTATTAAAAACAAGTAGAGATGCAGGAATTGATTTGGAAAAGGAAACTATATAAAGCTAAAAGAAAGCATAATATTCTTCTAATAATATATTATAAATGGAAAATAAGGAGATTAAAATGGTAGAGAAAGCAATGGCGATAGGGTTACTAGGTTGTATATTATGTATGTTTGGATTTGTAGCATTGTTTACATATCCACCAAAAACTGAAAGAAAACCAATGACAATGGATGAATGTTTACAAACAATAGGAAATTATGAATTATGTGAAAATAAGATGAGAGGTAATAATGAGTAAAGAAGATTTAGAAAAACAAATAGAACTACTTGTAAGAGATGATGAAAGTAATCAACAAACAATAATAAAACAAAGTGAAGAGATAAAAAGACTAAAAAACATAAATGAAGAACATAGAATACTAAATGGAGAATTAAGAAAAGAATTAGAAGTAGAAAAAGATATTAGTGATGGAATGTTAAAAACAATAGATAGAGCAAAAGAATTAATGAATGAATATAAATATACAAAAATTGAAGAATATGGAAAAATAATAGAGTTCTATAAAAAGTTAGAAGAAATATTAAAAGGAGAATAAATGAAATTAAAAAAGTTATATAATAAATGGTTATTTAAAAGATATAAATATAATAGAGGCTCTTTATTTGAAAATATACCATTAATATTTAGAATAACACCATTATTTAGTCCAAGTTTATTTTGTTATTATGAAGGAGAAGAAATAGCAAAAGCATTAAATGAAGGGCTTAACAAGGAAATTGAGATTGATGATGAAATAATAGATAAATTACAAGAACTAATAGGAAGTAATGAAGAAAATGTATGAATTACTAATAAGATTATATTATGAATTAGACTACAAGAAATATGACATAGAAGATTTAAAAGAAATAAAAGATATACTAAATCAATTTAATGGCAGAACAGAAGAAGTAAGATTAAAAAGAGTAAAGGAGAAAACAAATGATATTAGGAATAACAATTCTAATAATAATAGGGGTAATAGTTGAAACAATATTAATAGGAAGAATATTAACTGATTTAAGAGTAATAGACAATATGCAAGAATGTGATAAACAATTTTGGGAGGATGAAGAATGTTTGAGTTGTCAGCAAGGAAAAGAAAAATAAATGGAAAAGGTTTTCCTTATGAAAAGATATTTACATTTGATGATATAAATTATTGTTATACTGCATTAGATACATTAGACAGGAACATATACCAAGAAGCAATGATAACAAAAGACAATGCTTGTATTATGTTTGTAGAGTTTCAAAAACCAATGCCAAAAAAGATGATAAAGGAGGAATAAATGGATTTAGAAACTATTGAAAAGATATTACATGCAAAACTTCCACAAGTAAGATTAAAAGGTAAAACTTCAATGACATACAATTTATATTTAGGAATACTAGATCAAATAGACAAACTACATAAATATAATGAACTACAAGCAATGTATGATAGTATGTATAAATCTAATGTAGAAATGGCAGGACAAATAAAAGACTTAAAAGAACAATTAAGAAAATCAAATCTAATAAGAAGCAAAACAAAAATAGGATTAATGGAGAAACAAATTAAAAGTGCATTAAAATACCTAGATAAAGCTGTATGGATAGATACAAAAGAAAAAAATGAATTAAAAGAAATATTAGGAGAGAAATATGGACTTAATTAGTTTAATGTTTGTTATATCAGGAACAATATTACTTATACTTACAACAGCAGCATTAATAGTTGAAATATTTAAGAAGAAGTGAAAAACACTTCTTTTTATTTGACAAAAAAGTAAAAATGAGTAGAATGTATGCAGAAATTAAATACTTGATATGTGGGTTGACAAAATGGGAAAATGGATACCACATTAAAATCTATACATAGTGTAGATGACATTTAGGGGTTTTGTAGGTGGTATAGTTTGTATGTAGTAAGCGGGTTTTTTGAGTAGATCCTTTCTTATGATTATTTGGTTATGTTTTTCATAATGTCCTATCTTTTTATGTAAATATTTATAAAATTCCCTTTTTCCTGCTTACTACATAGAAATCTAGTGGGGTTTTCTATGGTTGCAATTACAAGAGAAATGTTACATATATATAAACCATTATCCAACATGGACTGGATGAACTATCGACTTGTAAGAAAAGACTTGACATTTCATCACATAGTAAAAAGAGAAGATGGTGGCAAAAGAATAATACAAAATGGAGCATTATTAATGCCAGTAGCACACCAATATTTACATTTAATAGAATACAAAGACATAGAAACATATAATGCTATAAATAGGATATTTAAGTATGTAAATCAACAAGAATATGAGCCAACAAGAGAACAAAGAGAAATAGTTGAATACTTATTAAGAGAATTTGAGAAAGTTCATAGAAATGATAAAAACTCAAAAGGAAAACCATTGATACAATATAAATACAAAAAAAGATGTTTGTAGATAGCATTAGGAGTAGATATTAAAAAAATATAAACCAATATACATACTACATCTATTCCTACTGGTGTCTATAAAGATACCAAGAAAGCAAGTGTTCACACACAAAATTCTTATATTGTAATAGGTAAAACCTGTATCAATTACTGCAGTAATTGATAGTGCTAATCTTTATGGTTAGCATAGAGTAGATATAATGGATACCTTTAATCTAGCCCTATATATCTATTCTATGGTATCTATAAAGATACCTAATAGGTAGGATAGACAATTAATTGCTATATGCAGTGCAACTTTTATAGGTTGCATTGGATAGATATATATTAGAGCCGTTGTATGTCTTTCCAATGGAGTTTATAAATAGGAGGTTATTATGGAAGAAGTAAAATTCGAGCAAATAAACAAAGATGAAACTAAAATGTCTTATGCAGACAAAGAGTTCATTATAAGAAGAGATGTAAAACTATTAAAGGATTTTCAAAGTCTTAATTCAAGAGCAAGAAGAAAAATGAAGTTTGACATGGCAAAAGAAGAATTAACAATAAATAACTTTATATCAACAAAAAAAGAAAATGGGAAAACAATAGAAGATCATAGTGAATTAAATGAATTAGAAAAAGACTATATAGAAGAAGCAACAACTGAAATAATGAATGATAGTTGTATGAGATTTTTCAACATGTCATTAATGGAGTTGTTATTAGATATAGGGCTTGTAAATGATAGTTCTGCAAGTGATATGTTTATGACACAACTAATTAAAGCACTAACAGGAATTGATGACACAAAAATACCCAGCAAAAGCAAAGAAGCAAATAATTAATGTAGCTTATGACTTTGACAACTTATATGCTTTTTGGTGTGGTAGATATAGGGATATAAGTATAGAAGAGTTCGAGGCAATAGGATTAAGCGAGTTTAATATAAAAATAAGTTCTATACCTGAAAATGAGCCATTATATACAATAATAAAATCAAGAACAATAAATACTGAAAGTATAAAAGACAAAGAAGAAAGAAAATATTGGAGAAACTTAAAAAGAATAAACAAGATACCTGATGAATATTTAAGTTTAGAAGAAATATATGGAAAGTTAAAAGTAGGTGATTTAAGTGATTTCAAATGATCTAAAAGCATTTATGCAGAATATTAAAAAAGATGGAGAAGGATACATATATAGTGATGAATATGGTAATAGAATACCAATGCAAAAGTTTGATTTAATTCCTAGTGTAGTATATCAAAAATGTAAAGAAGAAGAATACAAGCAATTATTATTTAAAGGAATGATAAAAGCTGATGATAAGTTTAATGAAATAGAAGATAAAACACAAGTAACAAAAGACACAATAACAGGAAAAGAAGAAGATAAAAATACAATAATAGATAAAACAATTAAAGTAAAAGAAATGTGGCTAGTTTCAAATAAAATGAGAATATCTAAAATATTCAATAATAAACAAGAAGCATTAGAGTTATATGATGAAATAAATGAAGTGATTAAATGAAATCATTTAGTGTATTTTTTAAAGAAACAGGTGGAAATGAAGGAAATAAATGTGTATATCCATTAAGATTAGATACTTATGGTTGTGGATGTCAACATGACTGCAAATATTGTTATGCAAAAAGTTTGTTAGAGTTTAGAAACTTTTGGAATCCACAAAAACCTGTTGTAGCAAATATAAAGCAAGTTAGAAATATTATAAGAAGAATACCAAAAGGAACAATAGTAAGATTAGGTGGAATGACTGATTGTTTTCAGCCAATAGAGTTAAAGTATAGAGCAACTTATCAAACAATAAAATTGCTAAATAAATATAAAATAGGATATTTAATTGTTACTAAAAGTCATTTAGTTGCTAATGATGAATACATGCAGATATATGACAAAGATTTAGCACATTTTCAAATAACAACAACTTGTTTAGATGATGAACTATATAAAAAACTAGATTATGAAAAAGCAAGTTTGCCTAGTAAAAGAATAGAAGCTATAAAAAAATTACAAGATAATGGATATGATGTAGCAATAAGATTAAGTCCATTAATAGAAGAATATATGGATTTTGATAAATTAAATAGTTTAGGTATTAAAAAAGCATTAATTGAGTTTCTAAGGGTAAATCATTGGATAGAAAAATGGTTTAATATAGATTTTAGTAAACATACAAAAAAGCAAAGTGGTTATAAACATTTGGAATTAGATGAAAAAATTAGGATCATAAACAAAATAAAAATACCAAATAAAAGTGTATGTGAAGATGTAGATGAGCATTATGAATATTGGAAAAACAATTTCAATAATAATCCTGATGACTGCTGTAATTTAAGGAGGTAACTATGGAAATAAAAATGGTTAAGGTCGAAGATTTAAAACCTTATGTAAATAATCCAAGATTAAATGATGACGCTGTTGAATATGTTGCAAACAGTATAAAACAATTTGGTTTTAAAGTTCCAATGGTAATAGATAAAGACAATGTAATTGTAGCAGGACACACTAGGTTTAAAGCAAGTTTAGAATTAGGATTAAAAGAAGTTCCTTGTATAATAGCTGATGATCTAAATGAAGAACAAATAAAGGCATTTAGATTAGCAGACAACAAAGTAAGTGAAAAAGCAGACTGGAACATTGAATTGTTAGATGAAGAATTAAATGATTTAGATATAGATATGAGTGAGTTTGGTTTTGAAAATATAAATGTTGATGATTATGGAACTGATTTTAGTTTAAAAGAAGGCGATAGAGAACCAATACAAACAATGTCATTAACATTTAGTGATGATCAAGTAGAAACAATTAATGAAGCTGTAAACAAAATGAAAAACATGGAATTATATAAGAACTATGAAAATGAATATAATAATAATTCCAATGGTAATGCTTTATATTTGGTGGTATTAGAATGGTTACAGCAAAAGATGTAATAGTAAAAGTAATACCAAGCAATATAGCAAATGAATTTGTAAAAAAACATCATTATTCAGGAAAAGTAGTGGCAAATAGTCAATTACACTTTGGATGTTTCCTAAATGACAAATTGCATGGGGTCATGAGCTTTGGTTGTAGTTTAGATAAAAGGAAAGTGCAACATTTAGTCATTAACAAAAAAACAAAAAAACCAGCATTATGGAATGAATGGTTAGAGTTAAATAGAATGGCATTTGATGATATATTGCCAAGAAATAGTGAAAGTAGATGTATAAGTATTGCATTAAAGTTAATTAAAAAAAACGCACCACATATTAAGTGGATAATTAGTTATGCAGATGGAACACATTGTGGAGATGGAACAATATATAGAGCAAGTGGTTTTAAATTAACTGGAATGTCTACTTCTTCAATGATAGAGCTCCCTGAAAAATATTGGAAATATAATGGGGGGGGAAAGTATGCACATCGAATGACATTACAAGCCAAAAGCAATACTATGTATAAAGTTATGCAAAAAGAACTGGGGTTACATGGAGAATATAAATCAATGGAATGGTATGCAGAAAAACTTGGAACAAAGGTCATTGAAGGATATCAATTAAGATACATTTATGTATTAGATAACAATTATGATTTAACTGTTCCAATAATACCATTTAGCAAAATAGATGAATTAAATGCTGGAATGTATAAAGGAGAAAAAATAACAAGAGCAGAAAGACACAAATAGTCTTTCAATATGCGTGTTTAGTTTAATAGTAAAATATCTATATTCCTTATAGAAGATGAAGGTGCAATTCCTATCAACACGCTCCATTAATTATAAAGGTGGTGATATAGTGGCAAATGAACAAAACCTTATTCCATTTACAAGTGAGCAAGACCGAGAAGAAGCCAAGAAAAATGGACAAAAGGGTGGAATAGCTTCAGGAAAAGCAAGAAGAGAGAAAGCCACTATGAGAAAAACACTTGAAATGTTATTAGAAGAAAAGAACACAAAAGGTGTTACATATAAAGAATTAGCAACACTAGGTTTAATAAAAGGAGCTGTAAAAGGTAATGCAATGAATTATAAAACCATAGTTGAGTTGTTAGGAGAACTACAAGTAGAAAACAATAATGAGCCAATAATAGTAAGAGTAGATACAACTGATAAAAGTGAATTAAATGATAAATTAAGAGTTAGATTTGAAAGTAGGTGTAAAGATGAACTTAATAAAGATGAATAATGGGAAATATCTAAATAAAGACAATGGAATGATATATAGTGAAAGAGAAGTAGCAGGAATAGATATTAGTTCTAATGACTGCCAAAAAGAAACAACAAAAGTATTAAGTAAGAAAAAGAAAGTTGTTGAAAAAGATGGAGATAATACTATCGAAGAAACAGCAACAACTGATTAATGACATAACTGGAACTGATACACATGAAATATATGTATTAGGATCAAGACAGTCAGGAAAGACTTATTCAATATGTGAAGGAATACTTGAATACATAGATAAATTAAGTGAGTATGCAAAAGAACATAATGAAACAAGACAATATAATATAGTTATAGTAGGATGGACTATTGAAACGTTAAAAGGAAATATAGTAGATAATTTCACTTCAATATTAAAAGGTAAAAAATACATAATGAAGTGGGGAACTACTGATGAAAAGTATATACTTATAAAGAACATTAAAATAAGTTTCTATGGATTTAATAATCAAACAAGTTTCAATAAGATATTAGGAAAACCATTTATTTGTTTATGGATAGATGAAGCTGCTAAAATATACCAAGGTGGATTAAAAGAAACATTCGACCAATTAACAGGAGGTCAAGCAAGTTTCAGTAATCATCCATATTTGAAAACAATACATAGTTTCAATGTGGAAGGAAGCGACAGGCATCCATATAAAGTAAAATACATAGATGGAAAACCAAATGCAAAACATTATACATTTTATCCATTTGATAATCCATTATTGAATGATGCAAGTGATGAAGCATTAGATAAATTACTAGATATATTTCCAAGTGAAACATTACAAAGACAAAAGATATTCAATGAATGGGTAGTTGCAGAAGGTAGAGTATTTAATGATATTCCAACATTAAAAGAAATGCCATTAGACTGGGTGATAAGAGATATAGGAATAGGAATGGACTATGGTAGTGTAAATCCAACAACATTTGTTCCAATAGCATTATGTTGGAGTTCTAAAACAAATGAATGGAGATTAATAAGATTAGGTGTATATTATCATGATCCTAAAAGAGAAGGAGATACACCAACAACTGAATATTATAGTAATCAATTAAAACTATTCATAAAATACCTGGGAGAATTATATCCACATAAAAACCTAGTTTCAATGGTGTTAGATAGTGAAGCAACGCATTATTATAATAGACTAATTACTGATGGATTTAGAGTTGATTTAGCAAAAAAAGGAGCTGGAAGTGTAAATGAAGGAGTAGAGCATTTACAAAGTTTATACTATAAAAGATTTATGTATGAATTAGATACACCAAGTATAAGATATTTTCAAAATGATGGAACACCAGTATTTAGTGGAAAAGATGAAGCATTAATAGAGTTAGAAAGTTATAGATATGACACATTAAAGAGTGAAAATTCAGGAATGAATTGTTATGTAAAAGATTTAGATCATACAATAGATAGTAGAAGATATATATTAGTAGAGTTTGAAAGATTAGGGTTAGTGCCAGTGGTGTAAAATGGTTATCAAGTGTAAAAAATCAAATAGATTTCTTGCAGAAGTAAACATAGAAGAATATTTAGAAGCATTAGAAAAAGAAGGAATAGTGCAAGAAATACCAATTAAAGTTACAATACCATGTAAAAGCTGTAAGCAAATAGAAGTATATAATATATATAAAAATAAATATGTATTTGTTGATAATTTGACAAAAAAGTTCAAATGAGTATAATGTATGCGAAAGAAAGTGCAAGTGGCTGAAAGAGTAGAAGCACATTTATAAGTTAGTATGCTTATAGGTGCGCTTTTTCTTTTGGAGGAAATGTATGTTTAAGAAAAAAAATCAAATGAAAGTAAACCTTTATGCAAGTAATCATTTTATAAAGCAAATAAAAGTTCCAAAAGGAACAAATGTATTTAATGAAGTATATGTAATAAGAGTATGGTTTAAGAAATATATCTTTGGAAGTAATTTAGTAAAGATAGTAGTAAGACCTGACAAGCTATTAAAAAATGATGAAAATGAAATACATGTAACAGTTAAGTATGAACAGGGGGTTGAAGTATGAAAGGCAAATTAAGACAAATAACACCATTACAAGCACCTTTTATAAGTGTTAAGACACAAATAACAATGCCAGGAAAAACAAATGGAATGCCAAATATAAAATATGAAAATAGATATGTTATAGCACCATCTGCAAAAAAGATAGCAACATATATAGTAAATCAAATATTTGGTAGTGATCTAGTAACACAAACAGAAGGATTAAATATTGGATGGTTAATGCCAACATTAAAAGAAGCATTAGAAGAATGTATATATGATAAAGAAAGTTTCATATACATAAATAAATATGATAATAAAGTCTATTTAGAAGTAATAAAGAAATGCAATATTGCTAATTTAGAACAAGTATATGACAAGATAAAGTCATGTGATATTATCCAGGATTTTGATGAATTTGAAGATGATTATATGTTAAAAAGACATATTGAAATAAAAGATGGAACTTCAACAATAGAGTTTAGTGCTTATCAAAAAGACAAAAAAGAAACTTCATGGATCAAAATAAACCTAGATAAATTAAATAATATGCTAGGAACTGATTATAAAAGAAAATATGTGTTGCCTTATGAAGTAATAATAAACCTAGACATTGGAGAAGAGTTCTTCAAAGACTCTACAAAGCTATTAAATGAAGAAATGAATATTATCAATACAATAGCAGAAGAAATTGAAAAGACAAAGACAAGAATAGTAACAACGCAACATTATCAAACAAGCGATATAACTAACTCATGGCGACCAGGTGGAACTACTTATAATGTAGAAACTATGAGTGTTGGAAAATTAAATGATTATTTTACATTAATGCCAGGAGATAAAGAACACCAAGTATTTGAGTTCTTACAAGGTGATATAAGAATAGAACAATACCAAAACGCATTTAAGTTCTATGACTATCAAATAATACAAATGGCAGGGCTTTCACCAAGTTCATTTGGATATGAAAAAGATGCTTATATGAATAGAACAAATGTAGAATTAAGTGCAAATGCAAGTGAAATGACAATAGAAGCAATAAAGACACAATTAGAAAGTCAAATAAATCATTTAATAGAAAACATAATAAAGTTGCAACAACTACTAGAAGAAACTGAAAATACATTGCCAGTTGATTTAAGTTGGGATTATGGAGCAAATGAAAGATTTGATGATGAAGCTAAATTAGAAAGATTAAAGCAAATACAACAAGTAATGTTAATTCCATATAAAACAAAAGCAAGAATAGTAGAGCCAATGTTAAAACAAATTATGGATAGTGAAGTAGATGAAGGTAATTTAGAAAGACTACTACAAGATTATAAAGATGAAAACATAGAAATAAACTATGGTGAGTTGTGAGAGAAGAACTAGAAGAATTAACAGGCGAAGATTTAAGTTATTTAAGTGATGAAGAAGTTGAAGCATTATACATATATATCACTAATGAAGTTAATTCTTATAAAGAAGAAACAACTGAATATTTAGATCAAGTAAAAATATTATTGTTTTCATGTTTACTATTAGGAACAGCATTTATAGATAAGTTTGATAAATTATCAAAAGAATATCAAATAAAAATGATAAATAAACAAGCAGAAGGAATAGAACACATTAAGAGTGTTATAAACGCACCAAATACAAGTGATATAAGTGAAACATATAAGAATACCTTACAAGAGTTAAAACTAGATACAACAAGCCAAAGTGCAGCAAATAAGAAGTTTGGTGTAAGAGTAAAACAATATTATAAAAACGCATTAAAAAGTGTTGGAATAGGCAACATAAATATAAAAGAATATTTAATAAAGAAACTAGATAAATATGAAGCAATAGAGAAAGTAGTTAGATATTCTAATGGCTCTTATTATGGAATAGACTCATATAATTCAATGGTATATAACACAAACTTAACAAGAACAGCATGGAGTGAAACAATAAAAAGAAATTATGTTGAAGGCAATGATTTAGTTTATGTAATACCACACATGTATAGTTGTCCTTTATGTCAAGAATGGCAAGGAATGACATATTCTATATCAGGACATACACAAGGATATATGAAATTAGATACAGCAATAGAAAATGGATTATTACATCCAAATTGTAAGCATGTAATAGTTGCGTATGCAGGGCAAGAAGATGATTTCACTTATTCGACTCCTGAATGGGAAGAAAAATATGATATAAAGCAAAAAATAAATGCACTTAATTTGAAGAAATCAAGATTAAGAAATGAAAACATAATAAGTGCAAAATTAGATGATTATGAAAATATAGATAAAAACAAAAAGAAAATTAGTGCAATAAATAAAGAAATAAGAGCATTAAAACAAGGTGTATAAAGTTGCTAGTCTTTTAAAAACTAGAATATGTGGTTAGTGGTAAGGCACACCAATCAAAAGGCACTTTACACAGCTGTTTAACACTTCTTTCTAGAGGAGGAAATATGAAGATAGAAAAATATCTTAAAAACAAAGATATCACATTGACGAATGATGATATCGATGTTTCAGCACTAATCAAAGACTTACAACAAGGAATGGTTAGTGAAAATGATGTGAGTAAAAGACTAGAAGAAGCAAGAAATGAAGTTACAAAAGAACTAACAAGCAAATATACTGAATTAGAAAATAAGTATAATGATCTAGAAAAAAGAAATGCAGATTTAACTTCAAATAATGCCGATTTGAAATTAGAAAACATTATGACAAGAGCAGGTTTCTTGGAGGAAAACTTTAAAGAGATAGCAACTATGAGAAAAACAATTTATGGAGAAGAGCCAAATGATGAAAAAGCCATAAATGAAATAAAAGAAAAATATAGTGCTACTTATTTTCCAAAACAAGAAACAAAAGTTGATATTCCTAGTGAGCCACAAATTAACAATGGAGCAAAAGAAAAAGAAGAAATAAAGGTTAATAGGAATACAAGAGTAAGTGATTTGTTTATAAGGAGGTAATTTAGATGGCAAATTATACAAGTATAGGATTAGATTTACAATCAGTTGTAAAAAGAACTTATGAAAACTTATTATATAGAAGTTCATTCACAAACTTCCTAAATACTGATTATTTAGGAGTAATTAGACAAACAGGAGCACCTACATTAGAAGTAGTAGTTCAAGGAGCTACAACAGTTAATAATGCAGTAGGAGCACCAGTTAGAACAACAGGATTAACACCAGCATTAGCAACATACACACAAAAAACTATTGATCTTGCTGAGTTAAGAAATGATTATTCATTTAGAGTTCCTTCATTAATTACAGAAGCAGGAATTGCTGGAATTATTGATGGACAAATATCATTACAAGATGCAGAAATAGCATTAAATGTTGATAAATATGGATATGACAAATTAAATGATGCTTCACTTTCAACATTTACTTGGGCACCAGAAACAGCTGATGACTATGTAGAAGCTATCAATACATGCAAGGCAACATTATTCAATAATAGAGTTTATGATAGATATAAACTAGGATTAGTTGCTACTGAATATGCTAATTTAGTTTCTGCAATGGTTTCATTATTAAAGTTTGAAACACCACAAGGAGTTAGAGGTGTAGTAGAAGGTGAAATAGCAAATGCTTTTGGAGTAGATATTTTCCCTATCAATGCAAATGCTATCACTAATAGTGAAAAAGGATATTTTGCAAGTGAAATAGCAACAGCAGGAGATTTCTATTTCTCATCATTTGTTGAATACAATGGCAATTATCCTGGTTTCCCTGGTGATTATGTTGTAGAAGGAGCTGTTCTATTTGGAGCAGAAGTAATTCAACCTAACGCAGCATTACAATTAGTAGGAGCTTAATTAGAAAAGGAGTGAGAATATGCAATTCTTTACAAAACAAGAGTTCACA